ATTTGATACGTTATCTGAGGTACCAAGCACGTTCATATCGTTGACAACATCAGCCGTACCAAGAACATTCATGTCATTAACAACATCTGCTGTCGCTAATATGTTCATATCATTGACTACATCGGCAGTACCCAGTATAGCCATGTCAGCTACAGCATCAGCAGTGCCTAAACGTCCAATCTCAGTTGCCTGACCTGCTACTGTACCAATATCTGTGGCATCGTTTGCTACTGCGGTTACATCGGCTGATATACCTGCAACTGTAGTTACATTACTTGAGATTCCAGCTACAGTAGTCACATCACTAGCAATACCAGCGACTGTAACTGTAGAACTACTTCCGTCTACATAGGTCTTATTTGCGGCATCATTGGCAGACGTAGGTGTAGCAACACTAGAAATACGTTTTGGAGTGGATGTCCCAGGTTGTGTAGATTTATATGTATCGGTACCTGAGTCATACAGCATAGCATTTTCTGTACTAATTACAGCTTGCTGTGCTACGTGGAATACGTTCTTAGCAGAGTTATCTAGGTCTTGTTCTGTTAGGATTGATGCGTTACTAAAGTCAACCGCTGGTGTCTTTAGGTCTTGTACTGCTCTACGTAGTTCGATAATAGGTGCAGTAGAAGATGTTGTAAAATCAATAGCCAGACCACTAGACCCATATAAAATAGTAGCGGCTATGGCTGACTTACTAAGTAAGATTTTTTGAGTTGCAGTATCAATAGTCCAAACAGTATTACTTGTATCTGTCCAAACGGCTGGTCGGTCATTTAACTCAATACCTGAAGAATCAGTATCTTCAAGAAACCCATTACCTCCTGCGTAATTCTGATCATCTGTCCTGTATATTCTTATACCATTAACATATACCTTAAATACGTCACCACTTGTGGATTTGTATGGGTCATTAGCTGATGGAATATAGTCAAGATCAGCATAAGACAAAGCAATTAAATCTGTGCCTCCACCATGGTAAGTCCCAGTCCAGGGATTCAAAATATAACTGGTTAATGTAACGTCTGTACTCATGTTTTTTTAAAGTTCAATCCGTAAATGTCGTATTATCTTTGGTTCAAATCAAAGAATGCTTCGTCACCTTGTAATACGGTTGCTTCATTTATCTTGTCTTGAATGACTAAATCAAGTAACTCAGGGTCTGAGCTTAGTAACCTCTTTTTACCTGCGTCTTTGTACCTGCGTAAAATCTTCTTGACTCCTTTAACTCTAAAGTCATCGTAGTCAGGATCGTACTTCCTATTAGGATTAAAGTTGTACTCTTCAGATTCCATAAACACCTGGAGTGCCTCAGTCAACCTTAACCCACCAAGTTCAGTAGTACCAATTAACCTATTTAACTCAGCATACTGAGGTCCGTTAAGTTCTACGTTACCCATGTACGTGTCAGGAGGATCTATTGATCTACCCATACGTACTATTTCATTAATGTACTTGTTAGGCCGATCTGGTGCTACTGGTATTCCTGTGTTATACCCAAAAGGGGAAACTACAGGTTCACCAGTAATCCAGTTATGCTTAATAGCATTGTACCCTGTAAGTTGAGGTGCTCTACGTAAGAACTTCTCCTGCCATTGAATAGCTTCTTGGAATCCTTCGGCCCCTTCGTAAAGACCATAGCTTGTGGCTACATCATGGGACTGTTGAATGATACCAGGAATCATGTTGGCACCTAGTTGAACAAAAGGTTCATGCCATCTGTCTGCATTACCTGTGGTAGTCATGGTAATAGAGTCAGCCATGGTTTTAAGACCTTGTAAATAAGTCCTATCCGACATTGCTCTAATTCCACCAAGTATACCCATTAACGCCATTTCCTCTAGTGTACCTTCTTCTTCTGCAAATACATGTGCATTCTCGTAGGCAGAAGCAGCAAATACATAAGGCATAGCTGTTGGGTCAAGTCTGTTGTAAGAAACCCAGTTTCCACTAGGGGTTAGTATAGAGTAAGGTTGGTTTCCTGCTTGTCTCCAGAGTTTGTTCTGATCTGGGTCGATAGGCCCACCACCAGTGATTCTACCACTCATAGCCCAATACATAGCAGAACCCCACAACATAGTACCTAAAGCTGTGTTACCTACTGCTTGTGCTCTTGCAGTCTTGTCACCCGACATAAACATATCCCTATGGTGTTTTCTAACCATATTAAGAATAGGTGTACGTTCTACTGCTCTACCTAATATATTAACAGGTGTGCGAATAAAAGGCAAGAACAACTGTAATGGAGGGAACTTAACGGATGCTCTGTGTAGTCCGTCAGACCAAGAACCTCTTCTGAGTTCCTCTGTAAATGTAATCTTCCTAGAGTATTGAAGTAAGTCTTGGTCAGTTGCTACACCAACATCATTGAAATACTTATCCATCTCTCTAGCAATATAGTCTTTCTTTTGTGCTCTAGTGAGATTTTCTGGAACATTCTTTGTAATCTTGGCATACGCTTGTGCCCTGTAGTTCCACTGTTTAAAGAACTCGTCCTCACCTCCAAGTAGCCTCATAGAGCCACGAGCTACTTTACCTGTGGTATTTACTGCCAGAGTCAACCAATTAACAGGGTGCCACGAAGATTGATTAGGTGCTAGTTTTGACATAGCAATTCCATTACCATACGGAGAGATCAATCCATCAATCTTGGTACCCATGGGATCAAGAATATTACGTTCATGCCATATAGAGTCAAGCATTTTCATAAAAGACTCATTAAAACCATATCCTAGTCCAATAATGTGTCTTCCAGTTTCTTTGATTAACTCTTTGTCTCCTGTGAGTGCTCCACCTATCATTCTAGTAGCTGGAGTAATCATAGTTTCTACAGTACCTGAGACTACGTTTGTTACATGGGTCTTAGCACTAGCAAGAAGCATACCACGATAGAACTCCATTAAACCTCTGGCACCCTTCTTTAACCAAGTCTCTTTACCAATCTGTGCTAAACGTACAGACTCAAGTGGTCCTTTACCCATACCCAATACTTCAGCAAGTAATTGAGTCTTCTTTGTGTCCATACCAGAGTCTTCTAATGCTTTATAGAAGTCCTTTACTTCATCAGTATCCACTTTCCTTTGGTTCATGTTAGGAACCTTGATACGTTGGGCTGTAGTGGCTCTAGCGGCTGTTCTACGTACCTCGCCAAAGACTCTCAGGGCATCCTCTGTTTCCACAAGTAGATTGTGAAACCTTGCTCTTAGAACAGCATTGTTATCTGGGTTATTCATTATTTGCTTACGGAGACTCTGTAATTCTGATCCGTACTGGCTAATAACACCTCTGTACGCAAGTATCCTGGCTTCTAATCCTGCGATGTCGTTGAGGTCTTTCATCATGAGTTCCATCAAGACATCTTTTTCTAAACCAAGTTGATTAGCAGTATCCTCTGTTAGATTGGATATACGTTGGCCTTGAATAGTATCAGCTAAAGCTAATCCTTGTTTCTCTATTTCAGCAAAGGTTTTTGGGCCTTTTGGTACATCTAACCCCTCAACCTTACGACTCATTTCTTTACGAATCAGAGTCTCAAACATATTGACTGCTTCAGCGGCTCCTTCGTCCTCTAGGTACTTTGTATTGAATACTCGGTATCCTGTAGGATTGACATCACGGAAGTCTCCACGGACTAGGGTCTCAACAATTCTCTTGGCAGCATCTGGACTTGCAAAGATTGTAGGATCTTCTAGTTTAGCATTGAGAACCTTAGTAGCAGGTGATTTACCTGTGTACTCAGGGTTACCTGTTGCTAGTTCATTCTTGGTAACTTTGTTAGACTTAATAGAAGCAACTTCCTCTGCCTCTATTTTTGCTATTTCATCTAATGGTTTCTTGAGTAACTGGCTTTTTAAGATGTTCCTACGTGCTCTCCACAGTTTAAACACAGAACCAAAAGTAGCATCAAGAGCAATAGACTCAAGTGCCATCTTAAACCGTTCTTCTGCTTCGTTATTACTGTCGTCTGCTTGTAACCACTCAAAGAAAGGTGAGGCTACTTCGTATGGTGTGTCCTGAATAATTTCATTGATTAGATTAGCTGTACGTTCTTCGTATGGGTTGAAGGATATTTGTGACCCTACAGCCCCAGGTGCAACATAGGCAAGTGCTCCTGTCCCACCTGTGAATGGTTTAGTAATTGTAGACCCCATCTGAATACCACGTATTACCTTACCCATGGTTCTAGTGAATTCAAATGTGGCTGTACCTTCGTTTGCTATTTGTGGAAGATAGCTAATCTTTTGTTCTTCTTTAAGTTTGTCAAACTCATCCCCTTCCATGAGAAACATGTAGGGTCTTGTTTTATCATAGTTCTTTAACCCTGGAATATTAAAGATGACTTTTGTTTTGTCTAACGAGTCAGGCTGAAAGTCTTCTACATTGGTTATAATGTTCTCCCCCACATCAAATAGAAAACCTTGTAGACCCCCTTTTACAGCTTCTGTTGCAATAGTATCTGCTTCGGTAGGCTCTATTTCATTTATGTCAAACTTTAGTTCTTGGGCTGAAGGAGGTTCGATCCCTGCTTCCTTTAGTTTTGTGTAAAGGTCTTGCTCTGATCTACTTGTAGCTTCGGCTATACTGTAACGTGTGTTGTTTTCTTCGTGTTGTGCTAGTAATCCGTTAAAGTCCCACTTCATTCAGATTCCTTTTCTTTATCAAGGTTTTGTAATTCAACAATGTCATCATTTAACAATTGTAAATATTCGTCTATATCAGCTTGATCTTCGGCTGACAACTCAGACCAACTACCAATATCAAGACCCTCAAAATGTTTTTCCAAATGAGCTTCAAGAGGATTATCAAAGAAAGTCCTGTCATTTTTCATATCTCTTTGAAGTCTAAGAAAACGAGTCATGAGCTTTCTACCATCCAACTTTTTACCAGTGGGTCTTTGTTTGTTATAGACTGCTTCGTACAAGTTGTCTTGAAGATTATTTGCTCTCCTCATTATACTAATAGGATCTTTTTTACCTACAAAATCATCCATAACCTGAGTCAACTTTGAGGCAGTATCGTTGTAAATGCCTCCAAGTGTGTTTAAATCAGTTGAATTCCAGTCTGGTTGTAGTAGTTCTTGAAATAAGCCTCTTTGATCCTGGTTAAACTCAAGGAACGGGATATTACCCTCTTTCATTGTGGCAATATTCCTGTAGTTTGTAGCTAAATGTTGTCTTATTTTAGCTAGACCATCACTAAGAATAGGAAAGAACTTTGCTGGCAACTTCAGATTACCTGCTTGATTTGGGTCAAGGTTTAGACTCTTTATAAAATCATTCATCTTTTGAGTACCTAAGTTCTTTAAGGTAGACTCAAAGTCAGACATTCTTTCTTTGTACTCAGGTATACTAGAGATAGGAGTTATTTGTTGGTCTGTTGCTACTAAATAGTTGACATACTGAGGGTCCAACTGCTTGCCGCTATTCAACAACTCTAGTATCATAGCAGATTTACCTTTGTTCTGGAGTGTCTGGAGGAACGAGTTAGTTCTAGTGTCTCCAAATGTAATAGTTTCGTCCTTTACCTTTTGATTTTTGAAATCTTCTTCATACTTGGTAGCACTTTCTGCTTCTTTAGTAAACCCTTGTGCATTCATATTTGAGATCCACTGGTTCATCTTTTGTTCAAAACCTTCTTGACCTCTGTTATTTCTCAGTTCCCCAAGTTTTGTATATGCACCCCAAAGGGTTTGTTCTTTCTGTCTTTTTGTTCGTTCCCAAGCTCGTGCTTCATCTTGATCATTTCTAGCATCAATTTGATCACTAACCCTCATTATTAAGTTCTGACCTGCGGCTGTTTGTCCGTAGTTAGATCCTCCATGGGTCTTAATCTCGTACATAAAGTCAAGAAAGTCTTTGTCACGATACAACAAAGCCTGAGTAGCTATTTGGTCACCCACCATCTTATTGAGTTTACTCATGTCATGAAACCCTTGTTCCCTTGCATCCTCAATAAACGTGTTTAACTCACGTTTTAGCTTGAAACCTAAGTTAGCTTTTGACTTTTCTGCCTCAAGAGCTATGAGTTGTTCTTCTAAAAACTTTTGTTTCTGTTGATTTAAAGTTAGTTCTTTCATGAATTTCTTGGGTAAGTTTTGTCTACTCTTGGTCCTTTTGTAGTAAGATTAAGTTTTTTAGCCATTTGTTTCCACCCTTCTTTATATCCTAATCTTTTAGCAAAGGCATCTGCTCCTTCTCCCTTTTTAGGAGCAACTTTAGTAGTTTCTTTTGGTTTGCTCTTTACTTTAGGCTTCTTTTTCTCACTTAACTTATCCCACGACTCAAGAAAGTTACGACCATACTCTGAACTCTCAAAATACTTACGTGTAGCAGGTGTAATATTTTTATCTTTGAGTGCCTTGAGCATCTGCTCTTGGTTTTGACCAAATTTAAAGTTACTAGACTCTTGATTACGTAACTCTTCTCCTAAAGGGGTATCACTCTTTAACAAATCAGAATACACACCATCAGAGTAGCTTTTAAATATACCAAATAACTCACCATTCTTCTGGTACTCAGCTTGTTCTCTATAGTCTTCTGCAAGTCTACCTGTGTGCATCTGCTGTAACTGTCTGCGGATACCCATCTGTCCAGGTACAAAATGCTCTACTAGAACACTATCATGTATAGTCTCAAAGTTATTAGCAAAATAAGAATCGAAGTTATCTAAGAATTCATCAAACGATTTACTTGAGACATCATTTTTACTCTTCCAGTCTTCATATTCAAGAAAAAGATCCTGATTGTATTTACCCAAGAGATTCTTAGTGTACGCAATGCTGACACCCTCTCTGAAATAAGGGGACTGGGATTCTGTTATAACACCACTTTTAATAGCATTACGCATTTTAGCACGTTGCTCTGGGGTAGCATTCATAAAATGTGCTATACCAGCGTCCTTTTCGGCTTGTGCAAACTCTTCTACCTTCTGCCCCATAGCTTGAGCTAGAGGTTTAGAAATAGAACTTAGAAAATCAGCAACTACTTTTTGGTCTTTACCAGCTTCAACATCAGGTCTAGCACCACGATAGTAAGCACTTGAGTTTGTAACTCTCCCTCTTCTGTATATCTGTGGTGACTGAGGTTCTCTCCCACTTTTAGCTTGTGCTAGTATTTGTTGTTGTTTACTCATTAGAAGCCTCCTACAATTCTTTGTCTACCACCTTGACTATACAATCTAGTACCAGTTTTACCTACATTTAACTTTTTACTATAGGTTCTTGAAGGAGTAGTAGGGGTATCAGCACCTGGAGTCTTATTAAAAGACTTACCCATGGACCAACCTTGTGCTCCTGAACTTATGTAACCTAACATACGTTCAGAACTACTTAATCCTGGGTCTCTCTGCATTGAATTAATTTGACCCATAGCACTATACCTACGTGCAATTTTGTCATGCTGAAGTGATTTAAGCTCTCCTTTTAAATTAGTAATACCACGTTGAAACTGTTCATCTAGGTCATACCATCTGTTTGCCATATCTCTACGTAGTATATGAAGTGCTCTACTTGGAGAAGCACCACTAGCACCAGACTCAAGGTTAGCCATTTTCAATGATGCACTAGCTTCTTGGCTTTGAATAAGCATGTCAATTTTAGCATCAGCGGCATCCTCTGCATTCTGATAGGCTTGCTTTTGTATAGCAATCTCTTCACCCCAGAATGCCTCCATGTCTTTGGTATACGCTTCATTCTGTAGTGCTTGGTTTGTAGAAAAGGCATCATTAGTAGCTTCAGCACTAGCCATAGCCGATTGTTGACTTTGGTATGACTGTATTACCATCAATGCCGCCATTGGTCCTGCTACTGGATCACACATTATTTGCCTTTACAAATTCATAGAATGGTTTTTGTTCATAGCCATAGTTATCTACTAACTTAGTAAAAGTAAAACCAAGGCTTTTTATCCATTTGATAGCCTGAGTATTCCGTTGGTCTACATAGTTAAATAATACGTCATACTCGTCCATAAATGTATCTATATGCTCTTTTGCATGTTTATGAAATTCAAACTTATGTTCTGTCAACTTGTCAGACCCAAGTAACCAAGGTGACCCAACACCATCACGTAACTTGGATATACCAAACATACCCACAACCTTATCATCTAGTATTATTGTATAACAATGTAAGTGAGATGTCAAGTAGGCTCTAATTAATGCTTGAGAAGGATTACGTCCTCCAGAAGCAAATACTTCTTGTACATCTTGTTGTCTTAAAGTTTTAGCTAATTCATAGCAATCATTACGCTTTGACGATCTAATGTAATAACTCATATTCTTTTGTTTCTCAGGACTTGGAATGCCTCAAAGTCAGCCGACTGTAGAGCCACAGGTAACCATGAGTCTGACTGTACAGTAATCTTGACATCCTTACTATTGACATACACTGGAACTCTGAACACCCCTGTGTCTAATTCTTGCTTACCAAGAAACAGAGACCCAATCTTTCGTCCTGTAAAGGTTTTATTAAATATACGTCTAAGTCTATTGTCATAGGGTTTAGGTGAAACTTCCACCTCAAAGAATCCAGTACGATCATAGGAAATCTCAAAGTTCCTCATCTGGAGTCTTCCTGAGTTAATAGATTCTTCACCAGATTTTACAAATTGTTCTGAGAACTCGTATCTAAAATCATAAGGTATCCCCACGAATACCACTGGGTGATTGTTTCCTCTTGATTGTGAGTACGTTGTCCCTTCTTTTAATACACCTGCTACTTGTGCTTCTTTAAGTATTTCACCAGTTTCACAAACATATAAAACATCTCTCTCCTCAAAGATTACTGAAGTGTTATGTGGTAACGGACCACCTTGGTCAATTGAGGCTTCTGAAGCAATACTCGGAGTAAACTCAATCTCAACTGTAGTCCCTATTTTATCTGAAACATCTGTTACAGTATATGTATTGTTTCTATCGTGGGCTAGAGTAAACTTCTGTCCAACTCTGGGTTTCTCTTCTATGTTATCTAGGTTAATTCTTTTACCCCATTGATCTAAGTATTCATTTGTTTTAGTATCCAAGACCCCTTTTGCCTTCGTGTCATCAAATACAGCTTTGATAGTACCTGACCCAGCATTAGCTATTACGTGGGGTGTACCTTCTTGTTTCTTTGCTACTTGAAAAGTATTGTCAGTTTTATTGACTATATAATATTTTGTGTCAGCTTTGATTTCCCCAGGTAACGTAGTGGTACTTGTAAAGTGAACTCTGTAGTCATTCTGAAATCCATGTGCTGTTGAAGTAAAAACATTATTAGCTACATCAATAGAAGATATTGTTTTCTCAACTGCTTGTCCTACTTTATCATGATTGATGTCATTGTAGTAGCTGGACAATGCTGGAGGATTAGCACTAACTTCATCCCACTCAAGTTTAACTCTTCGATCTAGCCTTACTCCAATCTTGTCGTCCATTGTGTTTGTAGCAACATCAACAGACAGGTTTAACTTCTCTAAATAGATTTTGTTATTCCTTCTAAACAAGAGGTACGCAACAGAACCTATGAACTCCATGTCAATAATCTCAGCATCAAATATCCACTTAGACCATGATGACTGGAGTTTCTCTTGGTCAGAGTAGTAGTATTTGTATACTATAAGTTCTTTCCTTTTTAAACTATCAGAATTATTAGAGTCATCTGCAAGTACACATAGTAGTTCTTCGTTTGAAGATACAGCCATTTTCTTAACCACACCTTCAATATAGTCAGGTACATGTGATGTCACCTCATTGGCATCATTGGTTTCTGATGCAACATCAATCATGTACTCACGTATACCTGAGAAAGCCCCACGTTGAAATGGGAAGAATATAGTCTTACCCGCAGGTACTGGTTTTGCTTCCGTTGAGGTCTCAAAGTTTGTAGCAACAGCAACAGAGACAGAGGTAGGAGTGAGAAACTCATCTGACGATAGTTTAAACTGTTGCAGGTCAGAGAACAATAGCAAACTCTCTTGAAATGGTATAGCTGATTTCAATATAGCTACTTGGTTGTTAGATACAGCCACATCAACAACACTGGTGTCAAGAACAGAAAGTACAGTATTAGCAAAGAAATTAAAGTAATTAGCGGCTTCAGATAGTATAACATTTTCATCCGAAATAAACCCAAGTCTATTCCTATGAAAGAATATATCGTTAATCTTATATAGTCCATTAGGATGCAAGTCTTCATCATAGTCAGCAAACGAAGGGAAAGGGTTTGTTACATCATCTCCCACAGTTCTACTTGGGTACTCAATTAACTTTAGTATAAAGTAGATTTTATCGTTGGTGTCGAATGCCTTGTATAACTGTACTGGCATTGTAGTTTCATCGATTTGATCTCTTGCCCTCTTGTTTGAGATTTGGGAATACTTAGGTCTAAAGGTTTCTTTCCAAACACTACCATTCCAACTAACATAGTAATCATCCTGGCCTGTGGATTTATCTCCTGAAATCTTAGCTACAAACCCAGGTTCAACTTTAGACCCTGGAAGTTTACCAAAAGAAGGTACTTCGTCAGCACCATTAATTGCCACCATATTAGCATCTCCTTTACCATCAGATGCTTCTATGTCAAAAGGGTATGAGTTTGCTTCATCATAGTCAGCAGAAATATATATTATACTTTCGCCGTGGACATAGCTAGTAGTCCAGCTAGTTGCTGATCCTTTTCCACTAGATGGTAAGTAATCATTAATATTCTTTAACCCTGCGTTATCTTGTGTTACTAAAAGAGTGCTACCTCCAGCAGTAGTTAGGTTTATAGCAGTTCCACCCTCTGTTAAAGCTAGCTTAAATTTACCAACAGTTTTATTTACAACATAATAAGTTTTAAACTCTTCTAATGGAGCAGGTAGACCATCTGATGAGTGAACTATAACCTTATCATTATCAACAAATGTTGTACCTGCAATATTAATAAAGTCGTCATTTGGGGTAACACTATCAACAACTTCTTGTTTTGCAGATATAGAAGTCCAAGCACCAAATTCGTTAGTTGTATGGTTCCAATGTCTATATCTAGTTTTAACTACACCTTTATCTCTTACACCTGTTTGACCTACGTAAGCTGGGCTTCCATCTGCATTTATATGTGAAATTATGATAGGAGTGTTATTACTTGTCTCTTGAATTAAATAAACTTTATCTGTGTTATCAGCACCAAAAAACAATGACTCTGCAATATTATTTACTACTACAGCCGCTTGGTTGTTGATAGAAGCTGAGTTAGCGGCTGCACTACTACCACCTTGAGTCTTACTTTCGGTGTTATTTTGTGGAGTAGCGTATTCTACTTCATACTGAAACAAGTAAGCATCATGATCTATTTCTCCTGCTTTCTCATGTCCAGCGGGATAGACATCAAACTGTGTAACAAGAATTTTATAATGCCCATCATAGTCACCAATCTTAACAAAAGCCATAGACTCATATTGACGATTACTATGAGCAGTGTTCTTCTTCTTTACTCTCTGGGTTTTATTTAAGATAAAACTAAAGTCAGCAACAGTAGTTACTGAAAGTTTATTTGGTGTAAAATCATTAGAGCCACTAGATGTAAAGTTCTTTAGATAGTTTTTTACATCTGTGTTAATTATACCGTTACCCGTTACAGCACCAGTTTGTTCAGTAGGATGAATGTATACTTCATTACCTGGAGTTCCTGTAGCAAACCCTGTTAAATCATATAGTTTAACTACTGGATCTGCACCACCAGATATTCCCCCTTTAATAAGTAAAGCATACGCTTCATCTTCTGATCGTCTTATTGTGTGAATAAAGACATCATTAGAGTTAGCAGAGGTAATACCTTGGATCTCAGCTAGGTGCTCAGTACATGGTCTTTTCTCTAACCCACGTGAAATATGTGAGAAACCATTCTCCTGCCGTTGACCTTGAGTTGGCATACGTAAGGTCGCAGGTTGCTGAGATACTCCATTAACTAAACTAGGTACAGTTCCAGATATTAAAGGCATTATGCAGTTTCTACTGAGTCTACTAAGTTACGTCTAAGGTCATAGGATGAAGTGTGACTTCTATCAATAACTCTAAATACATCGTAGTTGTCGAATATATTGTAATCAGCTACATCACCTTCGTACTCAAGTAAAGTTTGCCACGCATACATCTCATCTTCTTGAAAGAATCTATGTAACTCACCTGACCCTACAACACGATCATGGAATATCCTAGCCGCACGTATTGCTATATATCTACGTGCAGGTTCAGGAAGAGAATCAAACGTAAGTTGTGTAATTAGATCAACTCTAACTTTAGTTCCAGCGGGAAACTTAGTTGTATTCTTTTTTCTATCGTACAACTTTCGACCACGTTCCACAATGTCTGTATCACCGCTTCTAACTAGAGATGTCGTGTCTACTCTTAGTATACTTGGGTCAACAACTATTTCATCACGTTGATCTGTTGAAAGTTCAACATCTAAGTCAGTGTTGAATATCCATCCTCTTGCTTGAACTGCTCTTGACACATTATCAAGTATTTGACCTGCTATAGAGGCATCAGATAGTCCAGCAAGGTCGTTTTCGTTTTGAATAGGTTGTTCACCAATACTGGTCAACATAGTATTAATAGCCTCTAATCTGGACGTTGGACTAAGACTCATGATACCTTTCTATATTTAGATGTTTTTTGATATTTAGACATGTGTGGTCGTTTTGATTTATCAAAGCCTTCACCTGCCTTCTTACGTTGTTTAATGTTTTTAAACTGAGTCCCATCCAAGAGAATGTAGGACCAGTCGGACACAAGTTTATCTTCAATAGAATTAAAGAACTGAATACCATCGATACCTAAATCTTTAAGAAGAAAATCTTTAAATCCTAAATTTACAAAATAGTCAAAATCTTGTTTATATGGATCACCTTCTGCTAATATTTTATCTGCTTGAGCATCTAGTTTTCTGGAGCTTACTACATTAGAGGTCATTTCCATACTTGGATCAAAATCATAAATACCAAACATTTCTTCATAATCTGCTCCCGCTAAGTCCATTTCCATCAACTCATCATCTGAAAACTTAATAGTCTTCCCCTCTTTTTGTGCGTGTACTTCAGCATACTCAAGAATTCTTTGAAATGCTGTACCAGATCCTACATCTTTTAAATTATCAGGAGGTATTTTCCATCCGTTATTTTGATAATTTTCTTCAAAATAATCGGACTCAGGCCAATAAGTAAACTCTCCTAAATAATTAGGTCTATTTTTTGCTTGAAATATGTTAGTGGATATTGGCTCGTTAGTATCTTCACCTAAATAACCAGGATCACCTGACATGTAACCAAGTATATTCCAAACAGTCCACCAACCAATGTCTCCTGATATAGTCATTGGATTTTTAAGGTCTACAATACCCGCATACCATTTAGCAGGGGTCTGCTCTGTTCCTTCTTCTGTATCCACAACACCTGCAAATGGTAAATTACCTAAAGATGATCTACCCTGCCAATTAGCTTTAGAACCTGTAGTAAATTTTTGTCCTAACTTTTGTTTTAACTCAGTAAGTTTTACATCCATTTCTACTCCTGCTATATCAGGAAGTACAAAAGTTTCCTTTGGTTTTTCTACATCAGTCCTCATTCTATTAACAATATCTAATGCTTGCCCTGCACTACCAATAAACATAGCTCCAAACTCTTGTTGTGGTGCCTCACTCCAATTTTTTCTTTGTTGTTCAAAAGCGTATATAGGATCATTACCCTTCTGACCATGAAATAGTAATCTAGGTAATCCTGTTTTAAAATCTACTATTGTAGATGGACCTTGCAATTTAGGATGATCTGATAGTAATGATGGAGATTCTAAGTATTCCCAAAGTTCCTCTTGGTGCATTGCTTCAATGTACTCAGGTGCAACTCCAATCTGATTTAATTCTCTATAGTCTGTTATTGCTCCTGTTAGCTCATTTTCATACATCTCTTGATCAGAATCTCTAAATAAAAAATCTGCTAATTCACTTGCATTTTTAAATGCTTTGTCAGGGTGTTGCATTGCATAGGCTGAAACAGTACCCAATCTTTTAGTAAATTCGTAATTTTCTTGTACACGAGAGTGAAAAAATGGGTCAGTAACAATTCCTAGCGGACCCAAGGCTCTGTTTCTTGCAAAGTTCATTAACCTTCCTCCTCTTCTTTGTAGGACTTTAAGTAATCCTTCAGGAACAGGTTTTCCTTTTTTACTTCTTAAAGAATAGTCGGTGACCTCTCGTTGCCTGTGTTCTCCTACTCTACCAAATATTTCTTTCCATTTACCATTGTCCATAGGAGGATCAACCATTTGAACTCCAATAGACCTTATTCGTCTTACTAGCTCGTCTGCCCCCTCTCGTGTAAAAGTAACATTACGAGTATTTTGGTGCATACGTTCTAATACTTTTTTATCAGACGTAATCTCTTTAGATAATAATGGTTTTTTAGATGGATCTTCTGGAGTCATGATGAAAAAAAAGGGAGAACCCTAGTTAAAGAGTCCTCCCTATGCGGAGTTACATAATTGGATTAAACACTAAATAATCCAACCGAGCAAGCAGGTCTCAAGATGTTGTGACCCATGGCATATTTGGATACCATGAGTGTACCCTGCCTAGTGATTTGATACTCTGATTCAACAGACATATCCATCAACTTAGCAGTAGCAACTGCATCCTGAGTCATTACAAGTGCTCTGAGCTTCTGAGCAACCATTGAGGAAGCAAACTTAGTTGTTTGTCCTGCAATAGTGGATGAGGCTCCTTTTGGAACATCGTACACCGAGTTTCCTGCACTGGAAGGATTACCACGACCTGAACCAGCAGTATTCGCTAATGGAATAGGTGCATTGGCGTTAGCTACTTCATCCTTATGAGCCGCAGGTCTACCAGCAATGGCAACAGTATCTGAGCCAGGAGTTGCTTGGTAGTACAAGTTGGAAACCCAAGTGGTTCCAGTGGTGTAGTAACCAAGGTGTTGGGTTACGTAGATAGGCATACCAAGAATGGTAGGTACCTGTCCAGTAGCAACACTTCCTCCACCTCCAACGTCACGGTTGAAGATAATGAGGTCATTCAAGTTACTGGTTCCTGAGACTTTGAACAAGTCATAGTACATGTCAACAGGCATGACAATGAAAGGTTCCCCAGGTACATTGGCATTATCCAATACCCTTCGTGCATCCATAATCGCCTGAACGATATACTTAGGATCACGGGCATCAGCGGCAGCGGCTGTATGACCAGTTACGTCA